CACGCTCAAAGGATTGGAGTTGCTGACCCATCACTTGCAAGCAAGCATCTAATCTGATAAGTTTTACCCTGAACAACACCCAATGGTTCCAGTCCCAGCGGGTGTTGTTTCTTTTATAGCCCTAGTTTTTTAGCAAGCATAAATACTTCATCACTTAAATCATCAAGAGTTCCATCATTATAGATAACATGTTTAAACACATACCTATCCATTGCATGCTCTGATGTGTGATGATTAACTGGTGCGTGGTTATGACGATTGATACGCCATACATCACCATTACGATTTAAGATTTCCTCTGCTTCATTTTCAAAGCGAACATCAGGGATGACCCAACGCTGGTTGGGTTCAGCATCTATCTGTTTAAACGCAACATCTGTCCATACATTACTGCCCAGTAGCGAGCGCCCAACTTCTGTACCAAATACTTGTAATAGTCTGCGTACTTCTGTGTTTCCCTTGGCTACATCCCAACCATAATCCTCAACTAAATCTGCCACACGGATACCGTCATCAAGCATAGGGTTAAGACGAACCACACCTTCACGGATTGCATCAGCAAATGCTATGCGTTTGAACCCATAGTTTAAACACAATAGTTCTGCAACTGTATCTTTACCTGATTGGGCATAGCCCGATAGTCCGATAATCAAAACTCAACACCTACCCATACAAAGAATAAATCTAAATCAATGTGGTATCTATCAATACAAAAGCCAAGCGCAAATCGCCTGTATGAAAAACCAAAACTTAACCATAACTTACCAACTTTTATTTCCTTACTCATACCATCTCACTTTCGGATAGACTGTTATCTGAATAAAAAAGAAAAGAAAATCTAAATGCAAAGCACGGGCAAGTACTAAAGCATCATTGGTATCCTCTATCATCTCAACAACTGGGTAGTAATCAAAGCCTAAACCAAAGGCATACCACCTGTTTAAACCAACATTGACGGATGTTCTCCCAAAGTCTTTCACTTTCTTTTCTCCGCCCTGATAGCAAGTTTTGCTGGGCTGTACCCACCAACTGTCTTGCCTGTTTTCTTTTGAACCTTAGGATTTTTTTTCCAAGCCTTACCGTTCTTACGGTCATTGTTTCTACCTGTACTTTTAACTACTGGCTTGCCCATGTCTTATTCCGTTTCTGCTCTTGCCTGAGCATTAGACTTAACAACTCTCCTACGGTTTGTCCAAATCGGTGGCTCTCCACCCAGTCTATCTTGAAGTTTCTTGATAGCCCTATGAACTCTCTTGCGTAATGCTTCCTCACTCATCTCATACACAACGGCTAACACATCAAAGTCCATGCCACCATTGGCGTATCGTTGCCGGAGAAGGTTCTTGTCTTGCTCGTTTAAACCATGTAATCCATTGGCTACATCAGATAGCAAAGCCATGCGGTTATTACCTTCGCTTGGTTTGCCACTCTTACTTACGAACTCGCTACTCAAATCAGGCGCATCTAGCCAGCCTTCGTAATCCCATACATCTCGTAGTAATTCATGCAGGATAGCGGGGGTGTAGTAAAAGAAATCATTGGTAGATACACGGGACTTATAGGCACGCTCTTTCGTCACAAACTTCTGCGCTTCATTAGCAAAGGTGCGGCGTAGTTTAAACGGCAAGGACTCTTGCTCGTTCCACTCATCAATCTTGTGCCAATGCTCTAATGACCACAGGATTAGATGCTGAAAAATGTCGTCAATAGAAACAGCGTTCTTGTTTATCTTGGCTGAGTACCGAGATGCAGTCCTCGCTAGTTTGTAAACAGTATCCCAAAGCGGGGACTTCTCAACATCCTTTAACTCCACTCTTACTCCTTTATGACTACATCTAACCAGTAGCGTTTAAACATCATAGCATTAACTCGCACCACAAGGTCACGCTCATTGGTATCGTGGCGAACATTAAACTCAGGCATCAACCCAGCCAGTTCTTTGACTGGTATCAGTAAAGTTCCATCAGTAAATCTAAAACAAATACGGTGAAAGGTATCGGGGTTATCTAAATACGGTGGGCTAATCAACATCTGCTGCAACTTATTAAACGGAAAGATTGCTGGGATACTGCTATCTATGGACAGCCACTTAATCTCTATGTCGCCTAAGTAGTTCTCTCTACCGTTATCGTGCAACCAAGTTAAATGAAAGTCGGTGAAATAAAACCTAGGCGTAGGGTAGAAACGCCAGTTCGGATAGAGCCTAGATAAAGCGTGAACGGCAGCAGTTTCCCGTCTGCCGTCACCGCCCACCTGACGGATAGGTTCCAAAAACTCAGGCATAATGCTTGTTGTTTACTATGAATTGACCCTTGTGTAGATACACAGGAGTAGGGAATACTTGACGGTCTTTGATTGTTAACAAACCAAATCCTTGCTGCCAGTTAGCAGACCCACCCACATAGTGGGCAGCGTTTAAACGCATCATGTTTCCCACCTCAAATCCATACAACTGTTCCGTCACTTTTCCATTTACTGATGTTGTAAACGCTTGCAAACCCAAACGGTGCGTGTGTCCACAGACGACACTTTTGCCAAAGCGTTTTGCCAAATTCATTGCGGTTCCGCCCGCAATACGACTCATAGCACCTTCGTCACCGTGAGCAAGCAACCAGTTCGGTGCTAGTTCTACGGGCTTACGGTGCAATGTAATGTTTAAACGGTCAAGGTCAAGCATTTCCTCTAGCGTTAAACTACTAAGGCTGCGTAGTGCGGGCGCATACTGCGACACATACTTCTCAACTCTTATGTCGTGGTTGCCAGTCTTAAAATGAATAGGTCTGCGACCCATGATGTGGCGTAGGTCAGCAAGTAAATCTGTTGCTTCATTAACGGAAGCCTGTAATGTTCTTGCGTATTCGCCAGCATTACCCCTTGACCAACGGCTAGGTTCAGGCTGGTCAATCCAATCACCAACTATCCATAGTTCATTGGGTTTGTAATCCCAAATGAAATCGTGGAGTAGAGCAACTGCCTTTCTATCTTGATAAGGTACTTGATAGTCACTCAGTACCACGACTTTTTTAATCATGTGTTTAAACTCCTGCTCGTTTTCGTAGCCCGTCTGCGCCCTCGTTTAAGAACACATCATTAACATCACACCCCTCAGGCATGAATACGGGAAATACATTGTCTAGTTCACGGGATAAGTTCTTTGCCATCTCACGACCAGCATTGTCGCCATCACAAAATAACAAAATCTTTGACCAATCTGCTAGCACTCTGCCATAAAATGGTTTCCAGTTATTAGCACCCGGAAGTCCGACAGCACTAAAGCCTGCTTGTGTAGCAATGATTGTGTCTATCTCACCTTCACATACAACAAGCAACTCACTCTCTTGGAATAGAGCAGCAATGTTATAGATGTGTGTACTTGCCCCCGGTCTTGATAGATACTTCGGTCCGTCACCGTTTAAACTACGGAAGCGGATGTCCACAACTCCTGTTGGAGTTAGATAAGGAATTGATAACTTTTCTCTGTATGGTTCGTGACCAATCTCAGGCTCGCTTACGAAGCCTAGGCGGAACATACGCGCCGTCTGTTCGGTGATACCTCTCTGACTCAGGTAAGGCATCACTTGTTCTAGGTTTTCCGCGTACTTCTGACTCGCTAATTCCAGTAATTCTCTCTGCGATTTTGATAGCCTCACGAAATCCAACTCCTTCTTTTTTCATTATGATTGAATACACATCCCCAGCCATCTCGCAGCCGAAGCATCTGAACCCACCATTGTCTATGTTTAAACGCGCTGACTTAACTCTATCACCATGGAAGGCGCAACGCACGGTAATCCACCCATGTCGGACAGGTATTTCAAACCCGTAATGTTCCAGTACAGTAACAATGTCGTGCTTCTTATCAGAGTTTTGCAAGGGCATCACTCAACTTTTGCACGACATAAGCATCACCAATACCCTTGTTGGCAGCCTTGATTATGACCAATGGATTAGGTGCTATCGCCAACTTCTTGGCAATCCGATAGTTCTCGGCTTCCACATAGGCTTCTCGCAGCCACCCACTCAGGTCAATACGACCATCCCTTCTAGGTGCTTTGGCTTCAACAACATAGAAGTCATTTGCCGTAGGAAGGAATACATCCCCTATGTCGTTTCTACCAGCACGGGGTAGGCGCTGTGCGTTTAAACCCTGAGTCATAAACCAATCAGCCAGTTCTATTTCAAAGGCTGCACCCCTACGCTTGTTCGCTTGGTTGTTCATTTTCCTTTGCCTTTCTTGCTTCGGCTTCGTAAACGGAACCCCAATACAACTTGTAATAGTTCTCATCCAAACTAAAACGCTTCATGTGTTTAACGCGAGCGCCAGTATGAGCGTGAACAGGGACACCTGCCTTCTTTAAGTATCTAAAGAACACAATGTCCTCACTTACAAACTGATTGTTTAAACCTTCCTTCTCTGCAAATAAAGAATAATCAGGGCAGACTTCACGCAGTTTAGGAACAACGCTTTTGTGCATTAAGGCTAAACCCATACCCGCACAGTCAACCTTAATGATTTGATTTTCAGGCAATGGGTGTATGTAGTTAATAGTAAACTCATTATCTGTTTCATTAAAGATACATGGCATAGGCATCATCAATGCCTGTTCATTTTCTTTAGAAATAAAATAAACACCAGTAACAACTGGGCGTGTTAACTTATCTGCTGTATCCCATAACTTTTTTAATACATCTTGGGTTAGTACAATGTCTGAGTCAACCCACAATAACCAATCAGTCTTTACCGAGTCAGCCCATAGGTCAAATAAACTTTGTCGTTGCCTACCAATCTGATTGCCTTGAACACGGATAGCATTATGTATCTGTATGTTCTTTGGGTCTTGTCCCATAATAATTGTGTACACAAGTCCTTCGGTAAACTTACCGTCAGACATGCCATTATCGCACCAACCAATAGATAGTGTTTCATTTTTACTATGCATCTTTTTCCTTTATCCCGATAATGACTTCATCAAAGTCGTACATCTCTGATTTAATTTTCATGTCGTCTAGTATGGTCATAGCATTTTCAGCCATGGCTTTCCAAATACCCGACATAGTATGTAATCCAACGGCTATCTCCATCTTGCAGTCGTCACCATGGTCATCCATTACTGCATCCCTTAGGTGTTCTGCTAACTGGTCAACATAATCTGCATACTGAATAGACTCAAACCAAATCTTTTGTGGGTCGTAAATCCTACGAGTTGCATCATCTAAGTTCTCAGCAATCATTGGCAGTTGTTCTACTATCTTGTTACGCATCTCATCTGAGATAGGTGCGTTATCAATCATCTGCCTTAACAACTCTTGTGAAACTTTTATCTTAGGCGCAAACTTATCGTTTAAACTTTCCTCACTCATAAAAGTTGTGGCTGTCCAATCTGTACTTGATGCTGTTGAAGGTCTAAAATCTGCATACTTGCTGGGTCATAGGACAACCAAATAGGTGTACCACCCGTAGCATCAGCAGGACCATAACGATTTTTAACTGCACATACACCCATTACACCCTGTTGGCTGTGTACTGTAAGTATTAAACTCGGAGTCTGAGCGACCTTCCCATGTAGTGCATGGCGTGGTGGACAAGGATTACCTTGGACACCTTCGCTGGTGTGGTGGCAAACAACAACGGCAGCGCCAGTTTCCCTAGCCCACCATTTAAGTTCACGCATCAATGTACGCAAACCGCCCCACTCATCTTGACCTTCAAGCGTTACATCAACGGCGTTATCAAGCACGATTAAACGAACATCATCACCAAGTCTTTCACGGGCAGCAAGAACAGAGTCCTCAATGTCTTTAAAACTTGGTGCGCTATCAAACTCCCACATCACATGGTCAGCAGGTTTTAACATCTGTGCTGCCCAATCCCTATCATGTTCCATCAAAGGTTCAACTTCACCTTGTGGTTTACCCGTAAGCATTGCAAGCATACGAAGGGACATTGTGTGTGAGTGCGTGTCCGCCGAGATGTACAGGGTAGGTACTTGTGCTTGCACGGCTAACGATAAAGCCAAAGTACTTTTACCTGCCCCCGGCGGACCAGCAATCATTGATACTTCGCCGTGTCTAAACATTATCTGTTGTGATGCTAAAGATTGCCAAACGGTTGGGATGGTTGCCCCACCTTGTGAAGCAGTCTTTATGGCACGGCTAAGTAATCTCATTGTTACGCAGCGACCTTCTTATTGCACGCACTTTCACGGGCATTAGGACATGCGTAGAACGCCTTGTATGGCTTGCCAGCCTTGCTGATACCTGCTGCTACAAATCGCATTGGCAATCCGTGGTCGCAAACAGGCGAGCCTGCTGGGGCTGGTGCTTGTGCTGCTGCACCTTGTGTACCAGCGCCCCATTGATTTCCAATAGGTTGTGCTGGTGCTACTGGTACTGGATTTAATCCAGCATTTTGTAGTGTTTGAATTGCTTGTGCAGCAGGGTTGCTGCTGAGTTTATGCAACTCATCAATCGTTTCCTCTAGTTGCAAGATGCGTTGCATACGCACTTCCAACCCATCAAGGATTGTGTCTAACTGTTGCTCATCCCATGCTCTGAGATTGAGTAGTGAGCCTTTTGGTGTCTTTAGGTTCACTTGGTATGGTGCTTCATTACTCATCACTTGCTTCTCCTTCTGTTATTTCGGGGTATTTGTGTGAGTCCTTGCCGTTAACAACATAGCATGCAGCGTTTACACCGCATGTCCCGCACATAAATCCGGGTGCTGGGATGTAGATGTCGTTCATTACTGCCTTCTCAAAGTTTTTAACCCATGAGCCTAGGCGTGCTTCTGTGAAATTATCTAGGTTTACCGTGTCCGTCAGTTCACCTGTGCGGGACATCCAGTAAGCACCACCAACAGGGCGAACACCAAATGTTTTTTCTACCATGATTGCGTAAATACCCATTTGAGTTTTGCTTGCTGGTTCTCTGCTTCCTGTCTTGATGTCCACAACAATTAGTTCCCCGTTGGGAGTAACAAACAAGCGGTCAAGAACTGCCTTAACTGGCACTCCATTAACATCTTGGTTCATCTCAACTTCAATGGCAGGGCGACCATCAGGTAGTTTAAACAGTTGGTAGCCTGAGTCATTGCGGAACTGTACCCAGCGGTCAACCATTTTAGGTCCTTCGGTTAACCACCAAGTTGCATCCTCACCATTTGGATACGCCTTAGTAGAGCGACCACCAGCACGAAACTCCATGCCGTTATCACTTCTTTCATAGTTGCGTTTCCATGCTTCGTTAAAAGCAATGGTGGAATTAAAGTTCTCTGTGCCTGTAACATCAAACACTTCTGTTGCTTCATGCACAGACGAACCACCTACTAACCAGTAGGATGGGTTCTCAGGAACTTTTTGTATTCGGGATAGATAGAATTGCCACCCGCAGTTTAGCCAAGTTGAAATACCACTATGGCTAACATAGGATTTACCCGTCTTAATTTCTAGGGTCAATTATCCAGTCCTTTCTATGTGTAGTTGATTTCCCCGCTAGGATACAGGTGCAATCTCTCCCCTATTCTAGCGACACGCCGTGTCTAAACAAGCAAAATTACATAAATGTAATTAGACTGCTGTTCGTGCAGCGTAAGGATAAGTGTGACTGAGCCAACGCCAGTTGGCGAGTGGAAGCCTGACTATGGTAAATCCTTCGGCGACTTGCGTGGCGAGCCAAGCCATAGTTGCATTTGTGGATGTGAAGTATTAAATGTTAAATGTATTTTTATAGATTACAACATAGCAGTATGGTTTACTGATGCTGAGTGTGCAAGTTGTGGCACAAAATTAACAGCCCCTACTCCCGCCGATAAGGAACCAACAAGTGGCGATTTATGAATTTAAGTGTGAACAATGTGGCATCCAATACGAAACAGAAATCTCCATACATAACGACATCAGCGCACCCAACTGTTGCGGGCAGCAGATGAGTAGGGTATGGTCAGTCCCGTCAGTTAAGTTTAACGCTAGCGGTTTTTACTCAACTGATAATCGGACAACTTAAAAAACAAAAAAAGCCCCGCAATCACCGCGTACATAGGGGAAGTGTACGAAGTGAAAGCGGGGCTTTCTTGTGTTTAAACGATTAAATTATTCAGCGCCTCTGCCGTAGGCTGGGTCTGATGAGTCAAGTGCTTTAAGTAGTGGACCTGCTGCACCTGTTAGTGCTGCTAGTGCCAATGTCTTTAGATTAGTTTCTCCTGCTAGATACAGGGCGAGAGCAGCAGCAACCGCTGCACGCACATAACTGCCTAGTACTGCTACTAACTTTTGGTTCATTTGATACCACTTTCTTTTGGGGGACAACCGCAAGGGCTGCCTTTATTTGATTTACTAACTTAGGTGCTGCCATCCATGGGAACCATGGGCGAACATCATCACCGCATCCATCATTGATGGAGATGTGCAAGTGTTTCGTGTGTGGGTTTGAGCCTGTGTACTTGCGGTCACCTTCTTTTGCTCTTGCCTTTGACCAAATCTTTTTGTTAAAGATTAGGTATTTCACACGACTGTCTTTCTTTAGTTCTTGAAAAATAATTGCACAATCAATTCCCTTATCAGGGTCATGTGTTAAGTCAACTGCATAACCAGTATTGTGGTCAGAGTCAGGACTTTGCTTTAGGTGTGCAGCAGAAGGAAGTAATCCATCAGATAACTTCTTACGCTTTGGTGCAATAGCAGTTGCTTGGCGCAATACTGCAAGCGCTGCTGGTGTTGCTTTCTTTGCTAGTTTATTCATTATTTTCTTTCAAGTAAGAGTGAGTAGATTTCGTCAACCCGTCTTTCCACTCTGTTTAAACGGTCAGCAACCGAACTGCCCCCATTTGGTTTAAGTTCACTTAAATAATGTTTTACTAAGAACCTAATACCAGCGGTTAAACCAGCGATAATGGTCATTACGGATACGGCTAGTGCAGCCCAGTTTGCAGGAGTCATTTGATTTTCTTTTTCCTTTTATACGACAGTTCTCGCAACGACTTGGACAATACCGCCAAAGCCTGAGAAGTTACGGTTAGGTGGAGTTGAGCGAATAAAAGTTATCTGCTCTATCACCGCTTCAATAGGCTCTCCGCCTGCGGTGAAATCTTGGATGATAACGGTTTCGCCAACGCCTTCAACCGTTTCTAACGCACTTAGTCGCGTTCTTGCATAGCCTTCGTAACCCAATAGGTTACCAAGTTTATCGGTTTCTCTATCAAAACAGAATAAAGGAATTTGAATAACGCGAGCGCGAGTAGGAGTAGGAAGTGCTTTAGCAGAATAGCCATAAATAACAGCGCCAGTAGTGGCATCAGAAGTGTTGCGATAAAGGGTGAAACGGAAAGAAGCATCCGGCGAAACATCCGGGAATACAACCGCAAGGTCATAGTCGTATTGTTCTGTTGTGCCTTGTGCAACAGTAGTGAGCGCATCAGCAGCAGTTTCTGTAACTCTCGCAATTTGGATGTCCCCTTGTAAAGTATCAGGTGTACGCAAACGAAGTCGCTTCCACGCTTTGTTTTCCAATGTATCAAAACGAATTAGTCCAGTAGTAAATGTTCCTGACTCAACAAGTTCAGTTGCATGTTCAACCCAAAGACCTGAACCTTCAACAGTAAATGCTTTGCGACCATTATTAAATGTTGCAATAGAGTGGATGTGTCCAGTTACGCTAGTTGCAACCAAGTCTGTTGCGTAGGCATAACCGTTGTTAGCCAATGGCGCACCAAGATTGATACGATACAAACCTGACTGTCCACCGATACCTGCGTTTACACCAGCCCAAACAAATGAGTTGCGAGCAGTAAATGCATAAACACTACCAGTTGCTTCAAATACAAGTGGACCATAAGTAACATTGCCATCAGCATCAACAACAGCAACACGAACACCACGGCTTGTTCCAAGCAATACATAGGAACCAAGATAGCCATACATCTGAGTTAACTGTTCGCTCTTTGGTAGGAGAATTACACGAACCATAGTTGATAAAGCACCTGTGCTATCTACTGTAATCTTAAATGCAGAGCCTTCATCACCTGAAAAACCACCAACATAGATAGCATTAGATGACTCAGTTACAGCAGTAAAAGTAAAACCCGAAGGTAGTGTTGTTGAACCATTGATAGCAGTTAAAGTGCTAAAGTTAATTGATGAACCAGTATTTTTGGTAATTGAATAAGCCTGAGTTGCACCATTAGTATCAGAGTATGCAATAATAAAACGGCTTTTAACATAGTTAATTGCAACTTTACCAGCAGCAGCATTAACTGAGTTAATAGCATAATCTTGATGCAGCGCTGGGCTAGTATCATCAAAAGAATAACGGAAAATTTTTGTAGGTGTAACAACCATAAGGTCATTACCACCCATACAAGCAGCCAAAATGTTTTCAGTAATTGCTGTGTTATTAGCAATAGTTGTTTCAGTACCTGTTGTAGAAATTCTTAAAATACGAACAGTATCTGATGATGACTCATTAACTTGAATAAGAAAGTCTGAACCGTTAATGGTTGTAGAAAAAACAAATGACTTAGCAGTTGTTGACTCTTGAAGGACAGTTCTTTTTAGAAGTTTAATTTGTCCAGTAGTCCAAGGGTCAACACCTTCACCAGTCTTGTAACGGAACTTAGTTTGGTCAGGGTCGCCTTCAAGTGGTTCCTGATAGTTAATGCCTTGACCTAGGTGTAAGGATGATTGTGACCTAATCCAGTAACCTGAACCAGCAAGTGATTGCTCGCCGGGGTCACGCTCTTGGTCCACACGCTGAGTACGAAACTCTGCGGTCTGTCGGCGGTAAGGTGTAGAGTCAGTTACGCCAAGAATAAAAGGCAAGCCAGCAATAGCAACATCAAAAGCATTACCTGTAATTTCATAGTATTGAGATACGGAACCCGACAGGTCAATCTGTGGGCGTTCGGTAATGTGGGGCGCACGGCTTGTTATTGCCATTTAAACACTTCCTTTACTGTTAGTTGCTGTAATTGTTTAAACAGGAAGTTATTATGCAGCAGGTCCTGTAATTTCAATCCATTGTTGATTTGGCTCAAACCAAGAATAAACTTTTCCATCTGATGGGTATGCAATAGGTGGTTCCCAACCGCAAATTTCTTCGTTTAATACCCAAGATTGAAACGGTTTTGGTGGAATAAAAGCATCAAGCCCTACATCATAGGTATAACTAATGCCTGCATAGTTTTTGCGAAAGTTTCCATTGTAAGAAGTTTGCTTCCATAATGTATGACCGTGTAATCCTGTTAGAAAGTCAATACCTGCTTGTTCTGACTCAACGCCATCAGTAGTAATAACATCATTGTTAACAACATGAACTTCAGTTACAACATTGTTTTCGTTTAATTTTGCAAAGTGTGCCATTTTTCTCCTTAGAAAGTAATTGAACCGTCACCAGTAAAGGTGTATTTACGATACCCACCAGATGTAGCAACTGTTGGTGAACCTGTTGTTGAAGCAGCAGCATCAAAAGTGTCGGGATAGTAAACAATTACCACACCTGAACCGCCATTGCTGGCTGAACGAGTTGTATAAACATTGTTAGCGTCAGCGTGTAACCCACCGCCACCGCCACCAGTATTGGCAGTTCCTGCTGTGTTTCCGCTAGTGTTTCCGTTTCCACCGCCACCAGTTCCACCTGTTCCGTTGGTTCCAGTAGTGTGTAATGCACCGCCACCACCACCTGCGTATGTAGAGCCAAAATAGGTTCTGCCATTTCCGCCATCACCGCCGTCACCTAAACTTGCGTTACCACCAGCAGCGCCTGCACCACCACCACCGCCACCTGCGCCAGTATTGTCGTGCCTTCCGCTACCACCGTTATTTGCATAGCCAGTAGCATTACCTACATTTGGTTGACGACCAGTACCGCCGGGTTGAGTTGTGCCATTAAAAGCACCACCGCCACCTGAACCGCCCTCTGCGCCGTTGATTGCACTACTGCCACCACCGCCACCACCAATAGCAATGATGTTTGCAAAAGATGATGAACCGCCACGACCTGCTGGTTGTGCATCTCCACTTACACCAGTACCAGCAGCACCAACTTTGACGGTATAGGTAATACCTTTTATTGTTGGAAAAGCAGAGTCATAAAGTAACCCGCCACCGCCACCACCGCCGGAACGACCACCGCCACCACCGCCTGCAACAACAAGAATTTCTACGGTTGGTCCTTTAGCAACAGCAAATTTGTCTTGGAATAGTGAATTACGATTTCCTCTTGAAATACTTGAATTACTTGCTTCTTTAATAGCCATTAAACTTTATACCTCACAATCACAATTCCTGAACCGCCAGCACCTGAGTAGTATGTTCCAGTCCAACCTTGTCCACGACCAGCCCCACCGCCACCACCTGAACCAGTATTAGCAGTTGCATCTTGTCCACCAGTTACAATTTGATTGGCTGCGTCTGAACGACCACCTTCACCTGCACCGCCTGAAACTGAGCCTGATGATGTGTCTGCCGTAGCGCCACCAATTCCGCCAGCACCGCCACCTGCTCTAGTTACAGATGTTCCAGTTATGTCTGATGCAGTTCCTGTGCCACCAGCACCTGATACATACTGGCTAGAACTTTTAGAACCAGCACCACCTGAGCCACCACCACCGCCTGAGCCAAGGTTATTGTATTGTCCACCAGCGCCACCAGCATTTCCTTGACTTGATGTTGCAGAACCGCCACTTGCCCCACTTGTGTTGCTGTTGTTTGCACCACCACCACCACCTGAGCCACCAGTTCTACCAGCAACAGGAGTTTGGTCGTTCCAAGCACCGCCACCACCACCGCCAGTAGTTGAAACTATGCTTCCAAAAGATGAACCACTACCATCATTAGATGTTTGAGTAGTAGTAGATTGATTTAGTGCAGCACCACCAGCACCGACTGTAACGGTATAAGTACCAGCAGCAATGCTGGTACTACCAGCAAGGTATCCACCAGCCCCACCGCCACCGCCATAGGGTAGTCCGCCACCACCACCACCAGCAATAACCAAGTACTCTATGTCTAATGGTTCAAGGGCTATAAAAGAACCATCATACTTAAAACTATGAACTCTCCATCCAGTTATGTCTGATACTTCACCACCAGTTGCTTTTAATGCACCACCGCCGGATGTGTTAGATTTAGGCAATCCTGATGCAAAACTAGATGACTTAAACTTAGAGTATGCCATGGTTGTTTCCTTAATTTAATTAAGCAGATTGTTCAGAACCAAATGCTGTAAATGTGAGAGATGATGCAGCAGATGCGTACACATGAATTGCGTTTGATGCAGCAAGAGTAATGCCTAATGTTAATGCTGCTGAGTCATTTGCAGCGATTGTTACATCATAAGCAATGTAATGCTCATCTGCAATAGATGTGCCAGTTGTTGGTTTTACCGCAATGCGGTATGTGCGTGATGATGCTGAGCGATTGCAAACTACAATGCTAGAAACAACAGCACTAGATGATGCTGGAACTGCGTACAGTTCCTCTAGGGTAGTAGCAGCAGATGCTTTACGACCCAATACTTTGTATGCCATAGGTTATGCCCCCATAAGTAGAAATGGATTTAATCCGCCGTCTGTGACTTCGGATGCTTTTGCTAATGGTATTCCGCCGACTGTTGTGCCGTCATGTACCACTATTGTATCTTTGGTTGTGTCTATCGTAACTTCCCCAACCAAACCTGTAAATGTAGAGTGTTCGCTAGTAGTTCCTCTACGGAGTTGTAATGCAAATGCTGGCATGTTATTAAGCCCCCATCAATAGAAACACGCTTGGTAGCGGGTCAGTTGTAATTGCAGCCCATGATGCCGTGCTGCCATCAGTTGTTAAATACTTACCATTATTACCTGTTTGAGAAGGAAGGCTAATCGGTGCTGCTGCCCATTGAACTCCATAAGAAGCCGTAGATGCAGCAGTAAGGATTTGTCCGTCTGTTCCAATAGGTAATCTTGCAGCGGTATCGGCAGCACTAGCAACAATCAAGTCGCCTTTAGCATCAAAGATAACTGCCTGAATTGCACTTGCAGCAGATGCAGCGCTATTAGCAGCAGCGGTTGCTGAGTTGGCAGCAGATGTTGCAGAAGTTGCTGCTGCGGTAGCAGAGTTTGCTGCGCTTGTTGCGCTGGTTGCTGCACTTGTTGCGCTTGTTGCAGCAGCAGTTGCACTAGCAGCAGCGCTAGTAGCACTTGTAGCAGCAGCACTAGCAGAGTTTGAAGCAGATGTGGCGATAGTAGCAATGTTTAAATAAGTGCTACTTGTTGTATCTGTTTCAGTAATTGAACCCATGTCGCGCAAAATACCTGCGCCAGTTAAACCAACTACTGCTGAATAAGAGTTAGCAGCACTTGTTGCTGATGTGGCTGCGGATGTTGCTGATGTAGCAGCAGCGCTGGCACTAATTGCAGCAGCAGTAGCGGATGCAGCAGCAGATGTTGTCTGAGTATCAATGTAGTTTTTAGTAGCAGCATCCTGTGCAGATGTTGGGTCACCAAGACCAGTAATCTTGTTTGTACCCATGGCGATAGCACCAGTCATAGTGCCACCGCTTAAAGATAGTTTTCCTGCTAAAGCGTTGGTAATAGTTGTTGCATAGTTAGGGTCATCACCTAAAGCAGCAGCAAGTTCATTAAGGGTATCAAGCGTTCCCGGTGCTGAGTCAACAAGATTAGAAACCTGAGTATCTACATAAGCCTTAGTAGCAGCATGGTCATTAGCACTTGGTGTAGCAAGACCTGATACGGTGTATCCACCAGCAGCAAGGTCAGAACCTAGTGTATTACTTGAAAGTGTTTTGTTAGAAAGAGTTTGTGAAGCATCAAGGATTGCAACAGTACCAGTCACATTTGGAAGTGTAATAGTACGGTTAGCGGTTGGGTCAACTACTGTAAGTGTTGTATCGTAAGCATCAGTAGTAGAACCTTCAAAAGAAATACCACCATTGCCAACAACAGAGTTTACGATTGTAGATGATGTAATTGTTGTGCTTGTAATAGTACCGCTAGAAAAAGTACCGCCAGTAAATGTTGCAGCACTAGAAGTAACTGTACCTGAAAGAGTTTTATTGCTAAGAGTTTGAGCCTTTGCAGTACCTACTACTGAACCATCACCTGAGCCAAGACCGTGAACATGTGTTTCAATGTTAGTCATAATGCCTGAGTCAGCATCATAACCACGGCTAGCAATGTGAGTTTGTAGTTCACGGAAGTCACGGGCAGATACTCCATGGCGAACTGTTGCACCAGCAGAGTGTGCTACTGCTTGTGTGCTGTCTTGACCACGGGTAACAGTAAGAGTTGTACCAGTACCAGCGGTAACTGTGACTACTTCCTCTTTGTTGGTGTCGGGGTCAACAAGAAGTGTATAAGGAAAACTTGCAGCAAATCCGCTTGTTGATGCAACAACAAAGGATGTATAACTATCTCCTTGTGATGCCGAAGGGATAGCAGCAGTAATAGTTGTTTCTACCGCTGTTGCCGAATAGTACCGTTTTGGTGAGCCTGCATCTCCTGCTGCCATTTATTTACCTACCTTTGATAGTGACTGCGGACTGGGAATTGTCTGCGTTGATTTTCTGCACACTCGTTTAAACGCTGTTGGTAGATACCAAACAAGAAGCGTGATGCAGTTTCGCCTGAACGAGCAGTTTGTTGTGAGTCAAGCAAGTCTGCTGCTGCGTGTTGCGGACCAAGGCGTGAAGGGTCAAGGAAGGAAATCATCCTAAAGGCTGCGCCATAAATGATTACATCCTCAGCGTATGACGGCAAGCCAGTAACTGTTGTGAACTCATCTGTTGCTGCCGACAATAAAGTTGGGCGCTTTGAATAAACAACATTGACTTTGCGCCCCGGTACGATAGGAGAGTAAACGCTGATGCTCTTTCCTAGATTGCCACCCGTACCAAATGTTGTTGGATTAGCCAATCGGTCTAGTTGCCATGCACGAACTGGAAGCCACTCGTTGCTTGGACCTATAACTGAGTGAGTAAGGTTTAAAATGTTTTCTGCTTCATCAGGTAAATCGTAAGTTGTTTTAGCAGCCACGAAACTAAACTCTGTTTGACCAACACCAAAAATTGCTGGGTAAACAGCATTGATGGTGTCGTTAATAGCACGCTTAATTTCATTGCGTGGAAACAAAGGTGAAACAGTTACTTTGTCGTTAGCAGCATGAGCAGCAGCGGTAGTACCGCGTTGTCCACGCCCCCAAGGGGCAAGTGTTAATGTGCTTGATGCTGGGTTAACGGTGTTTACATACAACATTTCATCATTGATTTGTATGTAGCCACGACCAATTACTGATGTATCAAATACAGTAAGGGAAGTTGTAGAAGTTGTTGCGCTGGTTGTTAACCATGTGCTGGCTTCGGAGTTAACCGTATAGCCATGCAAAAGTGTATCAACACGCTCAGTTAATTGGTTAAATGTACTCATAAGTCAATAGACCTCAATGCATCTACCGCAGACTTTCCAGTTGTACTAGCAAGTTCGTTACAAACTGCGTTTAAACCTTTATAGTCATTAGGTTGTCGGGATGAACTAGCCTTGTAATTAAGGGCAGCAATAAGACCTAAGCCTGTTGTACCAGCATAGGTATTGGCTGCACCCTGTGGGGCTTTGTAAGATGTAACGCTAGTAATACCTGCAAGGCGATTGAGTTCACCTGTAAGTGTGCTTCCTGCAATACCAGTTGCCATTACTTAGCCTTTCTTTTTGCTGCTGCATTATCAACAAGATTTGGGTAAGGGCGACCAGCCTTCTTTGCTGCTGCTTTTGCCTTAGCCTTTTGTGCAGGAGTCAATGGAGTAGATTTCTTGTTAGGATTTTTTGTATCCCAAAATGCTTTCTTTTTCACCACTTCACCTTGTCTGCCCAGTACGCTGCCGACATCTTGCCCTTGGCAATGTTCTTAGCGTGACGAGCCTTGAAGGATGCTTGGCGTGCAGTTGGTTGTCTATCACCAGTCACGCCTTGCTGTCCAAAACGAATTGTCTTTACTTGCGAGCCTTCTTTAGCCACAACAACATGAGATTTAGTCGGATGACTTGGAGTACGCTTAGGCTTGTTAAAACCTGCTACACCTGCTCTTGCTAATCGTGGGTCTTTTTTGGCAGGCATGATTATTACATCATCCCCATTTTAGATTTTGTCTTTAACTTTGCCTTTGGCTTTGGCTTGTTTGTTGCTGCTGACTTATTCATCTTAGCCATGTTTGCAGATGGTTTAGCAGGCATTGCTGGCTTCTTTGCTGCTGGCTTTGATGTTGCTGAGCCAGTAATCTTTACTTTTTTCTCGTACATTGGCATTGCTATTTCCCCTTTTTCTTTGATTTACCCGCTACTGCTAAAGCAATAGCGACTGCTTGTTTACGGTTCTTTACAACTGCTGCCTTCTTAGGACCTTTAGGGTCTTTTCCGCTATGTAGGGTTCCGCGTTTAAACTCACCCATAATCTTTTCAACTTTGTTCTTAGGCATTAGTCATCCTCAATTTCGGTATCGTTCTTGTGATACATACCGGGTTGAACTGTGACCTTCTTTAAACTTGCTTCTGTTGGCTTGCTGCTAACATCCCTACCGCCTACGCCGTAAGGTTGAACAGCGCCATAGCATCCACACTCAGCGCACATTTACTTACTCCTTTGGGTAATTACTTTTACATCTCCGCCAACACTTATGTTGTAATCAGCGGAAACCTTGATTGCTCTACGAGCGATAGCCTCAACACTCTTAATAGAGTTCTTACTCATGCCTAGTATTGCTAAAGCACCAAGGGCTAAATCGCCACCGCTGCCTACCGCATACAAGCCACGGTCATCTCTTGACCACAAGTAATCTTGGTCAACTTCATAGATAACACCGTTTAAACAGATAAGTGCATCAAATCCGGCATCTTTATCTTTACTTGTATCGGGGTTATACCCGTGTTCAATCATTACTTCCCGTAGGGAAGGCAGAACTTTTGTCTGCATAAATACATCTGTTGGTACTGTCTTAACTACTTTTGGTGGGTTCCAAAGATAGTTTGCAATGTTGCCTGCAATGGCATCACCTGAAAATCCAAATACATAGTCACCCTTTTTGGTAACTTTATCCACACCTTTTGCATAGTATGGTTTGTCGTCATAGGTAGTCATGGAGTCTGCTGCGATTAACGCCCAGCCTTTTCCCTGAATACCTACAATGGCAGTCATTGTTACCCCTTAAATGTCCCCGTATTTGCATCAAAGGCTTTACCAGCCTTATCAGATTTTTCAACAGCATCTCTAATCTTTGCCATGGAAGTTCCCGCAGGTTGAATACCTTGCGCTCTTGCAGCAGCATAAGCATTAAGTTCAGCGTTCCATTTTTTCTCAGTCATACCTTTTGCACTATTTGCATCACCTGTGCTGAACTCTAGGTTAGATGCTCTTAGACACTCGCCCCAATTTTCGTGGTCTTGTGTTGGGCAACCAGTTCTACATGCCATGTTTAAACCGTTGTTATGTAATCTCCATAGCCTGCTGCTATGAGTCTTGTTCTTGTTTGGTCATCAATGTCGTACACATGTCCACCTAAATACACTTCGTCTGCTTCTAAAGTCTGAGTTTGGCTTGGGTAACGGTATGACGAATACACTCCGTTTACACGCAGAACACTAATCCCGCGGTTGATACCCATACGCTCAAATAGCGTGTGTCCGCCAGCAGGGGTTTCCTTGACGGTAGGTGGTGTGAATTGGTATGCCATAACTCTCCTTAGTGTAACAGGGTAGCGGGCGTTTAAACACCCGCCACCCCGGTACTAATCTCCGAAATTAGTCAGAGATGCTAGATGAAGTTTCAATGCGGAACAACGCATCCTCACGGTAGCGGGCGAAACCAAGTACGCCGTACCAACCGATTGGGCGGAAACGCATCAACTTATCAGTAACAGGTCCGATAACTACGCCCGGTTCCTGTGCAACTGCTTCTGCCAAAGCCTGCTTTCCAGCAAGGATTGTGCGGAATACATTTGTCTTAGGTGTGATGGTTACAGTTGCACCTGATGTAACAGCAGCAGTAGTTGCTACTGAAAGGGTGATAACTGCGCCATTGATTGCTGAAACAAGTGTGCTTGCGCCAGTTGTTGCAGAAATTGCAAGACCATCACCGACATCAATACCTGATGTTGATGCAACAGTAATTGTTGTTGCACCTGATGCAGATGTTGCTGTGGTTGTAGTTGTGAAGGTTGACTGATTAGCACCTTCTGCCTTTTCGTACATGCGTGGTGTTTCTACAAAGAAAGCACCTTCGTATGTTCCGATTGTTCCAGCCCATAGGTTACCCTGTGCAGAGTCTGTCTGAGCGTGGATGTCGCGCCATCCGACTGAGCCTGTTTCAGCACGAAGGTCGTGTGAAACCTCAGGGTGAATACCGCACCAGTACAAAGAACCTTGGCGTGGAACAGCCTTGTTGCTACGCAACTTGGCTACTGCACGGCGGATTTTTGCAGATGTGATGGTATCAGCAGATGAAACGGTTGCTGTTGAAGTTACTGAACCGCCGTAAAGAACATTTGTTCCTTGGCGTAGGCTCTCCATTGCAATCTTATCAAGTGAGTCAGCCATGTTGTAGGCAATGATGTCTGCAACTGCTGGGTCCACATCTGATAGAGAGAATAGTTGTAACTTACGAGTTACAAGAGATGCATTTCCGTATTCTGCAAGTGTTACAGAAGTGGTTGATACATCTGATAGTGCTACTGCATCAGGGTCTGTTGCCTCTGAAAGTGCAGAAGTAGCCGCTGCCAAGTCATTGTAAAGTGAAAATACAACGCTTGACCCCGGCATTGCTTGCTGTGCTGGTCGCTTGTCTGCAACGCTACGAACTAGCGGTTGCGAACGGAGAGCGAACTCAACATAGCGGTCATACGCAGTTTTGACCAAGCCTGCAAGGGCTGTGGTATTGGTATCTGCCATGAGTCATTACTCCTTTAGATTGGTAGTTGGTTAATTTAATCCAAGGATGCGATTTAATTCATCTGCGTTACCTGCTGCTAGAATTTTAGCCATAGCATCTGAGTCAACTTCCGGAACTTGTCCTGTTGAAACCACTTGGTTAATTCTTGCATTAGCAGAAACATCTAGTGAATTGTTATTTGAAGCCTGCTCTGAATTAGCGTTTTGGGTTGAACCAAATACATCACCGTATTCATTTAGCCAGCCATTGATTGCTTCCTCAGAAGTATCAATGTCTTGCGGTATAAATGCAGCAATCTTTGGGTTAATACCCTTGGCTTGTAACACATCCTTTACAGTACGCTGGCGGGTCTGCGATTGCAGTCCTTTCAACTCCTGTTCTAGTTCTTTTGCACGCTTTTCAAGTGTGCGATTTACTTTACGGAGTTGCTTAACTACATCCGTGCCTTCGTCACCGAAGTCATCAAACTCGTCATCATACTCGTTATTTTGGCTCATTTAGCCATCTCCCTTTCATTGGTTGTTGTATTCGCAATCCACAATGCATGTAGGGGAACATACCTTGGCTATTGCTACCAGACTTCTTACACTTATCCGGGCTGGTCGGTCAGATAAGGAACCTAATTATTGGTTAGTCGTACTGCGTAGTGAATAAGCACCTACGCCTGACTGACCACCAAAGCGGAACATTGCTTCACGCTCTGCTCTGCGCTTTGACTTTAACAACTTCTCTTGCTCGCCACCAACAACGGCTTGTACTGCCTCTAGTTCGTTGTAGGTTTCGCCTTCAAGTTTAGATAGTTGTGATTGAGTATCAGCAAGTATTCTTGCCTTACCAAACTCTTGTTTCAATGTGGCTACATCTGATGTACCAGTTGCACCAATCAATGCTTCTGCTTCCCTAGAGCGAGCAGCAGCATCTGCGCCAAGTGTGAACCTAGCATTAGCAGCAGCAGCGCCAATTTCAGCAGCACGGACTTGCTTCTTAATAACATCCATTGCTTTCAACGGATTAAGAAGGTATCCGACAGCATCCGCTTCTGTTACATACATTTCACTAAGAGCCTTCATAACATCCTTTTGAGATGATACACGGTCCTTAGCAAGTGATACGCGTTCCTCAAACTCACGGGCGCTAACTTCATTAGCAATGTAAGTTCCAAGGTCAGAACGCTCACCATAAATCTTTTCATCAAGACCATAGGCACGCAGGGTTTGTGAATAGCCACGCTCTAGGTCAATGTACTCGCCTTCGGTAATAGCACGGTTCTTATCGCTAAGAGCCTTCATACCCGGAAAGCGTGCTTCATAAGACTTAGTAGTACGGATTTCAAGTTTAATTTGTGCAGCAGTTTTGTCCTCTAAAATCATTTTATTGACTTCATCAGCAAGTTCACTAAGACCTGCACCTGAAAGAATAGAAACAAATTCCTCTAATGCTGTACGGGTCTTATCGCGCTTTTCATCTTTAAGAAGTTCGGCAGCAGCAGCGGTATCCTCAGCGCCTGTATCATCAGGAATAAAGGCAACAAATTCCTCGTATGTTCCGCCTTTACCATTGGAGAAAACATTAAAAATGTTTGTTCCGCCACCAACTTTAACTGACTTTGTGGTTATGAACTTTCCAGCAAAATCGCCACCAGTACCAGTACCATCATCATCAGTACCATCATCAGTACCGTCACCAATTTTTTTACTATCAGCAAGTTTCTTTTTAGCAGCATCTATTTTAGCCTTAGCATCAGCAGCCTTCTTTTTTGCATCAGCAGCCTTTTGCTTAGCAATGGCAATTTTTTCATCTGCTGCTTTTTTAGATGCTGCTGCTTTATCAAGAGCAGCCTGAACCTTAGGGTCAATAGGAGAATACTTTTCAGGACCAGTAAACTCTACTGTTGCACCTGCACCCTTAGTCCCTGTTGTGCCAGTAGTTTTAGTAGGTGTTTTAGCAGGTGTCTTTGTAGGAGTCTTAGTTGGTGTAGGAGTCTTTGGTGGAGTCAAAGAAGGCATGCTTGATTTAGGCACAACATTAGGCTGTGGCTTAGGCGCAGGCGCAGGACTTGGCTTAGGAGTTGGCTTAGGAGTAGATGTTGGCTTTGGTGTTGGTTTAGGAGATGCCATCTATTAACCTACAATTCCGAAGTCACGAAGCAGGCTAAGTGCCTGATTGGTATAAGTTTCTTTAGCGTTTTTTGTGTACTGCCATAGTGGGTCGTTCTTAATAGACTTAGTAAACTCTGCAAATGTAGATTTAGCAGGCTTACCATCTACGCCAGTTTTCATTGCATACTTCATAAGGTCGTTCCACTTGATAGAACTTTCATCCATTTCAAGAAGTGAAGCCATTTGAGTACGGTAGTTACGAGTCATGTCGTAAAGAGTTCTACCTTGGTTTAAACCCTCAGAAAAAGGAGAGTAAAGGTCAGAAGCCTGTCGCTTCATTTCCTCATACCAAAATGACTCATCACGCCCATCCATTGTGTCTAGCAATGACTGGTTAATTGACTTTTTGTAGTTGTCGTCAAGGTTAACGCCATACTTCCAAGCCACATCATTGATACGGCGAATTGAACTTCCAATGCTTCCGCCACCTGAAAAGATAATGTCTGACTTAGTAGCCAAGTAATTATCTAGTTGAGCATCAGTCCAATCGTTCTTAATAGTTTCTAGGATGATGCCGTTTACACGCTTGTTGTATTCCTCAGGGGTCATCATCTTGCCAGTAGTTGGGTCAATTTGGTTTAAACGGATACCCAAGGCTTCAAGGCGTTGTCTTACTGCATCTGTTTTATTGTTAACCTTTTGACCAAAAGTTGCAGCGTTGCGTGGGTCATTAGACTCTAGGAAAAAGTTACGGAAAGTTGGGTATTCAGTCTGCCACCAAGTTGTACCTTTAAGGGCTTCCATAAAGGTTGCTTCATCCCAATTCTGCTTCTTAGCAGTATCAAGAAGTTTCTCAATTTGGTCACGCATCTTGGCATCATCAAGTGTTTTGAAAGTTTGTCGCATGTAAGAAACCCATACAGTCTTATCAATAACAACTTTATTCTTATCACCTGTGCCACCAGTACCACCAGTACCGCCTGTGCCACCAGTACCACCAGTACCGCCTGTGCCACCAGTAGAACCTGTTGCGCCAGTAGAACCAACGCCAGCAGTACCAGCGCTACCTACTTTACCAGTACCTGATTTTTGGTCAGGATTTGCTACCGTAGGAAGGTTATCTATTAGGTCAGGAATACCATCTCCATCACTATCTTTACCCTGTCCTGTTGTAACAGTAGTAGGCGTAGGAGTGCCACCTAATGCCTTAATCTTGGCATCAATGTCTTTAATCTTTTGGTCAGTTTCTTTAGCACCAAGAGTAATTGCTCTCTTGCGCTCGCCCTGTAAACGGGTAACTTCCGCTTGATTTTTCTTTTGTAATGCAGCAGCAGTTTCTGCTTTGCTTTGTGCATTAAGTTCATCAAATGCTTTCTTTGCTGCTAAGTATTCTTTTTCTGCTTTTGTGTATGCAGGAGTGTTTAACTTAGCGTTTGCAAACGCCCTTCTTTTTTGTTCAAGAAAAGCACCTGTTCTAGCAAGTTTTTCTTGAAGGGACATTTCCTCAGGTTGAACATTACCTCTACCACCACCGCGTGAACCGACTGGCATTATGCTTTCACCTCACGCATCTCTCCTGCTAATTCATTGAAAATAGCATCAAGGTATTTATTTTCCTGACGGGCATCATACTCATCTGATGATTTAATAAAGTCAACAACAGCCTGTTGGCGACCACCAGCACCAGTTGAACTAGATTGAGTCATAGCCTTTTGAA